GCCACTAAAAGCCATGTGTCACCGAACTCCTCTAAAAGCCGATCAAAATCCATCGTGTCTAGCAGATAGTCAAACCTCGTGTGTTCGTCTATCGTCAAATAAATAACATTATCATTATCCTCAGCGACAGACTTATATCTTCGTTTAGGATATAAGTGGCATATATTGCCTACTCCGGGGCATGGTATATACATCCCCGTAAGGGATCTTCTTACCATACTTAATCTTGCCACATGAGCGCCAAAAAAGATGCTGAGGCTTCGTCCCTTCGGCTTGGCCTTCACCCGTATCGCCGTCCTTCCCTTTGGCGGTAGTTCCCTAGCCCGGCACGCAGGGCACAACCCCTTGCTCCTTATGGCTACCATCCTGCCGCACCTCTCACATGGTAACATCCTACCCTTCATGCTTTTTTCTTTTTATAACTTTTATTAAACTCCATGAGGCTCATGGCTCTATATCTCTTAAGCCTATCTATTTTGCCCTTCGTCCAATCCTGATCCTTGAAATTGATGATCGTGTCGAATATCTGAGCTAGTTCCCGGATATTAAAACTCCTGTTTTGTATCTTCTTATAGAACCCCGATCTGCTATATCCTAATTTAGAAGCTAGATAAGTTTTGTTAGACAATGTGAGGATACGATAAATCGTACCCTCCATCTTGCTTATCTCCATCAACTTCTCGGCGACGGATGATGTGGTCTCATAGCTAGCTTTATTGCTTACTATTCTCATGTTTCTCCGGATTCCTGATCTTACCATCAAACTCATAGAAGTCCATCAGTTTCTTCTCTTCCTTGATACAAGTGACAACGAAATCTGATATGGTTCCTTTCATGCCTTCCTCGAAATTCTTTTTGGCATGATCAAGGTCATTGGCCCGAACGATGTAGTTAAACGCCTTGCGTTTCTCATTGCCCGATTTCTCGTCTATCGTAATATAATCAGCCGTGACCTTATAGAACCGGTCTCCATCCATGGCGAATAATTCCGCTATCCGGAATCGTTTGATATCAACACTAAACTCACCGGAGATAAACGGTTTCATCTCCTCTATGATTCTAGCTTCACACTCGGTATAAGAAAGAGCATCTACTAAATATTCTTCCTTAACCTTCTTCTTCATGCCATTCTCGGCATCGGTCTCATAAGAAACCGTACATTTAAACCAATTGTGCATCTTATTAATCTATGTTGTTGTTAAACAATGGGTAATCCTTTATCCCCTCACGAATATATCTTTCCGTATCATCATCCACGTCATAAGCTTTCTTAAAAAACGTCATAGCCGTATTCGTATCATGATCCACCAACGGAAGATATTCCTTTACAAAAAGGAATCTAAGATGATTCATATGATCAATCTTATTTCTTACATCGATTACCTTCGACCAGATCTCGGCATGGATTTCACTCATTCTTTTTATACCCTTCTTGTATTTATCTACCTGATCTTTATACTCCTCCTCAATCTTATTATTCTTGTCCTTTATAGATTTGTAGGATTCCTCATCTTTCGTATCAAACATTGGAATATGTTTGATATTGATTATATCCAACTTATTATATATCTTATCATTGGATATAGTGAAATCGTATGTAGTCTTGTATAAATCAAACTTACTTAAGAACTTAGCTATTTTAATAGCATCATCCTGATTAAAAACAGCTATGCTCAATCCTTCTAAAAGGTAGAAGAAATTAGATGGAGAAATAGGTTTGTAGTCGTATGTCTTCATAACTGGAGGTTCGTCCACAAACCTAACACCCTCCTTAGCGCATCTTGTTATGATCAATCTATCTATCTGCTCGTCAGTAAGATCATATATCTCCTGATCGGTCATCTCATTAATTGTCTTCATCGTCATCCTTCTCCATCATTATAGCCTTTGCCACCTTTTGTTTATAAACCTCACTCATAAGGCAGGTAAAAACCATATCATCCATACCAGCTATAGCACTGGCTTCTACTTCCAAATTCATATCAATGTTCGTTACCGAGACTTCATAGTTACTATCATCTCCTTTATAGAAAATGACTTCGCCACCATACTCGAAACCATCATCTTCGGTCTTAACCATATCGATGATCTTCTCCAATTTCTTTACAAACTCACTCTTTTCCATATATATAATTTTTATGTGTCTACAAAAGTAGACATTTTGTTTTTGAATTAAATTAAATAAACATTATTAATAGTTAATACTATCCTTTCTCCTATCATTCATATTTATTCTTTGGTAATTATACCCTAACATCTGCTCCATCTTCTTTAACCCAATTAACCGTATCGCAATGCCAGCAATACCCTGTCTCAGAATCCTTTTTATGAGAATGGGAACCACATGTAGCGCACCAATAATTATCATCTATATTGTATGTGTAACTTTTATCCTCATGCATCTTATCTATTCTAGCTACCCTATCTTCCAATAGATCCTTTAGATAATGGCATTCATAAGGCCTATCTTCTTCCCTTAATATATAAACATCTATGTCCATCATATTCCCCATCCTGTCCGTGCACATCAGCTCGGCGGCATGACGTACATTCCCTTCCGGCATCCCCGGGACTATCTCCCGGATCACCGCCTCCATCTTCTCTTGGTATTCGGTGTCTACCTTAACCACCAAATCCTCTAATTTATCTATTAAACTCATGATCTTTTTACCTTTTTATATATAACGTCTATATCATCTTTCCTATCTACATCAATACAATGGGTATCCTTACAGTAATAATTCTTACTATTATTAAATGCGCATCCTTCACAACTAGCGTCACTGGATTCAACCACCTCCAGTTCTACTTCTTTCGAATCGATATTGTATTTAAATATAGATCCTATCTTATGATATCCTATATCATCCAAGATTATCTTATCGTCTTTATTAAATACCATCTGAATAATAAATGATTCTATTTTATCATCCGAACCATTCTTGTCCAATAGCATCTCACACTCATTTCTATCAAATCCGAATAACTTTATAAAATATTTTGCCATATCGTATTGCTCCATATATACCAATCTTTTATATCCTCTTCACTATCCATGCTATACTCTTTATTGAATGGATCGTATCTGATAAACTCCTCTGTTCGGCAGAATGGGCATGGAATTTCTTCCAATGGCTTGATTAGAACACCATCATCACCTACATTATCCAGATCATACAATATGCCATCTATGCAAGTTGCGTCTGGATAATTCGCACCGAAAAGCGGAAATTCTGGACATGTGTTTCTCATGCTTGTACTATTCAAATTCGTTCTCATATTCCTTTCTCCTATCCACTTCCTTTAAATTCAAACCATCAGGTGTCAATATCTTCTTTTCCAACAAATCAAAGAGAAGCATCGCCCTTGACTCCGCCTCTGTTTTCCCAAATCCGCTATACACTTCTGTTGGCGAATCGTAGGCATTGTAACGAACATAGGCGGCTTCGTAATATCTACTATCCCTATTCGGGAAATATTGTGTCAACTGCAACCATTCATCCCATATTTTTGATTTACTGACATTTATCATACTTGGTAGTATCTCTCCAAGTTCATGACTCATATAAGCCGGTATGAGGTCGCCTTCTTTTCTATATGAATACCTCATTGTATTTTGCACGACTGAATCTATCTGGGTTTCCCCTCCTTTCATCTCTTTCACAAAATAAAATTCCGACTCCGAATTTACGCCCAACTCATGCAACTTTAGCGCAAGCTCATAAGGGCACATAAAATTTTGATATTTCATGTTATTCTATATTTTCGTTTCTGTAATCCCCTGCATAGTCTAACCATACCCTGTAATCATTTCTGTACTTGGTCGCCTTTATTTTCATATTCCGGGATATATTCTTATTCACATTTTCGCCAAGTACACTCCTTAGCTCCCTCTGTAAGACCGCCCCGATAAGAGGATAGACGTCCAAATAATTGCCTTCACACTTCTCGAAATTTATTACCTTGTTCCCTATTGCCCGCTCCAATGCCTTATCCATTGCCTTTATGATGGATTCTTGCACATTTTTATATCGATTGATAAAACCCTGTCTTATAAATACCATATCTCCTTCTTTAATACTCATAT